CGAGCGCCCGCAGCGCGTCCGGGCGGATGATGCCCTCGCCGCCAGACAGGCGCAGGGCGCCGCCGCCGTCCGGACTATAGAAATGATAGATGTCCTTTCCTGGCGAATAGCCAGGCGTCATTGTGCTAAAAATACCACCCGTCGCATACCCCGGAATAGGGTTGACTGTCGGCAGTCGTGTCGAAAGCCCCACCTTTTCCGCAATCGTATCGAATGCAGATTTAATTCCGTCCCTGTATACAGTGTTAATAACGAAATTAATAGGTTTGGCTGCCGCTCCCTTTACTGCGTCAAATACCGTTTCGACTGACGTTTTGAATGTTTGAAATGCCGTCTTAACTGATTCGATTGCATTCTTCAACGCTGGGAACACGGTGTCTGTAATCGTTGATGAAGCAGATGAAACCGCGCTTGAAATGTTGTCCCATACTGGCTTGATGACATTGTCGTAAAGCCACGAGAATACTGGTCCAAGCGTGCCGGAAATGTAGGACCAAATGGCCGTGAATATCGGTGAAAGAAGATTCCACGCTCCCTGTATGGTCGCACAAATTCCGTTCCACACCACTGTGATTGTGGTCCACAGGCCCTCGAAAGCCAGGCCAATAGTGCCCGAGACGACCGTCGCAAGCAGATCAAACAGCGGATAGAGGACGTTGTCCCAGACAGCGAGGATGAACGTTGACACGTTCGTCCAGACCGGCTCGACGACGTCCTGCCAGAAGGACCAGAGCGCGGGCATGAGCGTGTCCCGGAAGAACACCGCGAGCTCCTGCAGGGCCGGGTAGATCACGGACCAAGCTGACTGGACCGCAGACGCAAAACCCTCCCACAGCGGCCTCACGACCGTCTCCCAGAGGGTCTGTAGAACAGGCCAGATGACCCGGGAGATGATGGTCCACAAGGCCATGAGGGTAGGCCGGATGATTGCCGTCCAGGCGAGCGCGAGGCCCGAGCCGATCCCCTCAAACAGGGGCTGCAATACGGTCGCCCAGAAGTTCTGGAGGCCCGGCCACAGCGTCCCGGTGATCCAGCTCCACGCTGCCTCAAGAGACGGCTTGATCTTGTCCGTCCACGCCGTGTAGGCGATCACCCCGACCGCGAGGAGCGCTTCCCTCAGCGTGAAGAAAAAGTCAACGAGCGCCGAGTCCTCCTCAAGGCCGAAGAGATTGCCGTCGTAGTCGCCGGTGGTGAGGATGCCCCACGCCGACTCGATAGACGGCACGAGGGTGTTCTTCGTGTAGTCGACGAAAGTGTCGATCACGGGCGTGACGTTGCTTGTCCAGAAATCAGCAATACCCGCACCCATCGAGTTAATGGCGTTCGCCACGTCCTCATTCGTGTTGTACAGGTAGATCAGCCCGGCGACGAGCGCACCGATAGCCACGACCACAAGACCGATCGGGTTCGCAGCCATAGCGGCGTTGAGCCCCTCCTGCACGAGCGTCGTGTTCTTGATCCACTCGATGACCGTCGTCAAGACCGAGAAACCCCAGTACGCGGCGACGGCGACCCCGACGCCTTCACCCAGGGCAACTAGCAGATCCTTGTGCTCCTTAATCCAGCCGAAAGCGTTCGAGAACATGTCGGAGAGCCAGCCCATAAAACCCGTGATCGTCGGCTTCATGTAATCAATGAGGTCTTTCACACCACCCATGAGAGTTGCCTGCAGGTTCCCGGCGGCATTCTCGATACGGCTCGTGTCGCGAGCCGCGTTCACCGCGACCTCATCGAAGCCGAGACTCAACAGCGCCTCGTTGAATTCCTGCGCGCTGATCTGACCTTTCGCGAGCGCATCGCGGAAATTGCCGGTGTAGGCACCAGCGTTGAGCAGTGCCTTCTGGATCTTTCCACTGGCACCAGGAATCGCGTTCGCGATCTGGTTCCAGTCTTGAGTTGCCAACTTCCCGGCTCCGTTGACCTGCACGAGGGCCAGGCCGACCTGTTTGTAGGTCTCCGCGCTGCCGCCTGCGACAGCGTTCAAGTTACCCGCCGCTTCTGCGAGCTTGTCGAAGCCCTCAACGTCGTTTGCCGCGAGCTGGGACGTAATGCCTTGAATATCCGACAGGTCATATACCGTATCGTCGGCGTATTTCTGCGCTGCGCTGCCTAGCTCCTCGATCCGATCAGGATCAATCCCCGCGAAATTCAGCGTGTCCGCGAACTTTTGAGTTGCGTCCGACGCAGCGATAGCCTCCGAGACGAAACCACCTACGCCCACGGCAGCGGCCAGCGCAGCCAGGGGAGCGATCGCGTTCTGCGCGAAGCCCGCCATAGAGGAGAAGCCCGAGCCCGCCTCGCGCATGCTGCCCGCAGCCGAGCCAGCCGAGGACGCCGCCCCATCGAGTGCGCGCGCCGCCGAATCAACCGGCCCGCGAGCGCGGGCCGCTTCGGCCCCCATCGTGGATAGGCTCCGGCCTGCTCCGTCGGCGGCGCGCTGCATGCCGCTCGTTGAGGACTGCAGCCCCTTTGTCATCGCGTTGACGCTGTTTTTTACGTCGCTTGCGGCGGCGTCGAGGGGCTGGCTAATGCTCTTGGCGACCTGCGCGCCGCTGGTACCAACGCCTGCGCGTAGGCCGTTTGCGAAGTCCTTACCGGCGTTCTGCCCGATGTTGGGCAGCTGCGCTTTGGCGTCTGCCTCGACGGTCTTGAAGAAATTCTTCATGGAGGGCACGACATCGACGTACAGCGTTCCGGCTTTGTAGACGCCTGCCATTCCGGGTTTCCTCTCTGCAGTTATTCTGTGTCGTTCTCCCAGTTGGGGAGGAGCGCCTTCATTGCTTCATCGCGGAAGTCGTGAAGCTGGTCGGTTCGCGCGTCCTCTAGGGCCAGCTCGACCGCCGAGACCGGGCGCGGGTACGGGTCTTTACCGCCGAAGGCAGCGGACACCAGATCAAAGATGTCCTGCAGGATGCGTACGACAGGCGTCTGCTCCCTCATCCGCGCTTCGGTGTCGTCGGTAGTCGCTTCGGTCTCCGCGACGCTGCGCGCGATCTCCTCGAACCTTTCCGGGTCGTTGAGGATCGCGACTGTCGTCCTACTCGTCGACCCGAGGCCGTCGATGAGCGTGAGGAGGAAGCGCCAGCGGCGGGCACGGAACAGGGCCGGGACATCCCAGCCCTGCTCCGCTAAATCAGAGATGATCTGCCTCTCGTACCGACTCAATCGGTCGTAGAGGCGGCTCCTTCCCCCTGGGTACCCAGCATGCCCTGATAGTGCTCAGACGCCTGACGGATGAGGATGCCGAGCTGGCGCATGTTGAGCTTGCTGAGAAGCAGGTCCGCGTCCGCAGCGGCGAGCCAGGTGCGAATCATCTGCGTCGGAGCCTTCGAGGACTCCATCGCTGCCATGAACTTCTCAGCAGCCTCGGGCGTGAGGCTCAGCGGATCAGGGAAGACAACTACCTTGCTCCCAATCCCGAAAGTGAACGGCTCCGGGGCCGCAGCCTTCTCCAGCTTCGAGAGGGCGTTGAACGTGAACGTTGGCTGTGCCTGGTCAGACATGCTTGATCTCCTTATTTGTCTGGCGGTTTGTTACTTGTTGAAGGTCGGCGGCGCGGGCAACGTCGGCTTCTCGTCGCCCTTGGCGGTGTCGGCGTGCGTCCAGCCCTGCGAGATGAGCTGGTTCTGCTCGACAGCAGCGTCGGTCTCGCGCTCCAGCTTGAGGTCGTCACCGTCGTCGGTCTTGACAGTCTTGATGAACTTCATCTGTGGTCCTATCCGTGAGGTGATCTCCGCTAGATGAGGTGTGTACGGGCGGGCTGGAGGGAGATCAACTCCAGCCCACCCGAGATCGAGAGCAGGTCAGTTATCCTGCTCGAAGCCGATCGCGTCGCGGTGACGGATCGCGCCGGATCCGCCGATGTAGTGACGGCAGGACGTGCCGGCTGTCTCGTCCATGAACGCCGCGAACTCGAGGTCGAACTGGACCGCGTCGGACGCGGTCCACTTCTCGTCCGGCAGGGACGAGAGCTTAACCCTCGGGTAGCAGCGACCGACGATCCACTCGTCGGCGGCGGGGCCGTCAGCCATGACCAGCATCAGCCTGTATTCGGCGAGTGCCGGCGTTGCGGCCTCGTCGAACACGATCTCGCCAGTGGTCTTGTTTGCTTTTGTCTGCGACAGATCGATGCCGTAGACCAACTGTTGGATTGTTTTGCGGATGGGTTCAAGGACCGTGAGCTTCACGGTCTTAGGTGCCTTGGTGAGGTCGGTGCGGACGGCCTCGGCATAGCCGAGCGCCTCCACGTCCTCAGTGTTCGCGTCGGCAGAGTTGGTGATGCCGTCCGTCGAGATCAGACCCAGCGGCATGAAATCCGCCGGGATCTCCTTAAGGGCACCGCCCGCGTCGGTGATCGCCGTCGGGACTGCCGTCGTCATCGGTGCCAGGAACGCCAGCGCGTTCAGACCCTTACGGACGTTCGTCGTGCGGTTATACCGCTTCTTGAGGGCTTCGATGGTGGTCATGCAAGACCTCTTTCTAATCAGTTGGTGTCGTCTGAGATGGGCCTGTGCGTGACCGTGGCCGTCATATGAACGACCTCGACAGCCTCGAAGTAAGGCTGCACGCCCAGGAGAGAGTCAACCTCCGCTGCGTCTACCCAGCCGGACGCGCCGACGACCGGACGGACGGCGAGCGCCCCCTCGACCTGGTCCGCGAGCGCGGCGGCTCCGACTTCGGCGGGGGAGGTTGGTGTCTTTGTGTAGATGGAGATCGAGATCGTGTCGTCTCGGTCGTAATCCCCGGTCTGGGTTTGTATGAGCGAGACGTGTGCGAGGGGGAGTGGCCCGTCGGTGAAGCCGGGCTGCAGGACTCGTGCAGTCGGGATGCCGGTCGCCGCGGTGATTGCGTCGCGGATGACCTTGATTGCGTCGGTGTATGTCATTTGCGGCGTTTCCTTTTGCCTTTCGATCCGATTAGCTTGCCGAGCGTGTGTGCGCCTGGGACTGGGTTCCCGGCTCTGCTTCGGTGTCCGAATTCCACGGCGAGCGCGTGGCGGGCGTCGTTGTAGACTCTGCCGATGTCGCGCACAGGCCCGCCTTGGTAGAACGGGGCTTTCGTCGTTTCGGCTTTGTAGGAGTCTGCTAGGTGCCCGCCTTTGTCCGATGAGCCGCGAGGTGCGGCTGCGGCGGCTGCGGCTCTGAGCTGCTCAGCTTCCTTGAGGAGTGCTGGCGCGAGGGCTCCGCTGCGCAGGAAAGCATCGATTGCTTGCGTATTGCGCTTGAAGCCGCTCACGTCGTCACCTCCGCTTGATCGTCACGGACACGCCGCGAGGCCAGGGCGCTGGGTTGGACTCGACCTGCCATTTCCCGCCGAGCGGATGAGCTCGCGGGATGACGATCGTGTCGCCGACCTCGAACTGCGATCCTCGCGGCGCGTACAGTGTGGCCTGGTCGTCCGGCTGTTCCGACGTCGGTGGCTCCAGTAGCCCCGGGACCGTGAACGCGCCGGGTGCGATGAGGCACCCGGGTATTAGCCGCTCCGCGCTGTCCTGCACGAGGTAGCCGTCCGCGTCGCGTCGCGTGCGGCCCTCAACCTGCACTGGTGTCCGCCACTTCTGCATCATCAGGCTTCCTCCCGTGATGCGAGGAGGTCGATCTCTAGTGCGCGGCCACGGCCTGCGCCGAAAGCCCGGCGCTCGGCCTTGGTGAGGTAGAGGTCGCCCGATGGGTTTGCAAATGTGAGCTGCTGCGAGAACGGGCCGCTGGTCTCCGTTGCTGCTGAGATTCCCGTGAGGCCTTCATCAGCGAACGGCGCTGTCATTGCGCGCTTGACGATCGCGCAGATGACCCGGATGCGAGTGCCCGAGCCGGTGGTCTGCCAGTTCGGGCACTCGTCCATCACGAGCGTTTGCGCGTCCTCAATGAGCATGCTCACGCGCGCTCGTTCAGCGTCGGTCAGCGGTCGCCAGCGGGCCTCCAGGTCTCCTGGGGTCGCCCACGGTTCCATGTCAGGCCGACGCTTCCTTGACGAGCGCGAAGCGGTCGACGAAGACATACCAGGCGTAGACGGTTTCGAGGCGCAGAGCCACTTGGTTCTTGCGCTTGAGATCCCCCTGCCCATCGGGGTCACCGAACTGAATGAGCTCGATGGGCAGCTGGCGTTGGATGCCCCAGCGGATGCCGTTCGTGAAGTCGCCGACGATGGCGCGGATCTTATTATCCGTCGCTTCGGGGGTCGCCGAGACCGTGTTGCCCTGAGCGACAGGTACGCCGAGGAACTCCGAGACGTTTGTGCCGAATCCCAGCTGCGGGTAGCGCTGGTCGGAGGTGTCGCCCGCGCCGTCCTTGCGGCGCAGCTCCGACAGTGCCCAGGAGAACTTTGGGTCAAACGCTGCGCCCGTTACCATCGCCGGGTTCAGGCCGTTCACGACCTGACCGACAGCAGCGCGGAAAGCGGCGTCGGCCTCAGCGGTCTTGCCCTTCATCTCGACGACCTTCGTCGACGCCGCAGCGAAGTTCGTCCAGGACGCGACCTTCGTACCCGTCATGGGGCTGATCGCATGGTAGAGGCCAAGGTCGAGCGCGCGAGACAGCGCCTCCGCGCCGGCCTGTGCGAGCTCGTCGAGGACACCAAGCTGGTAATCCTCATCAGCCCACATGACTTCTTGGTTAAAGCGCATGGTGACCTGCGCTTTATGCGGAGAAACGGACACGGACGAGAACGACCCCGTGGTCGATGCCTTGTCGGCGCCCTCTTCGACAAACTCCGCCTTCGGCAGGTTGTCGAAGATAATGACGTCCTGCTTGCCGAAGCGCATCGGCTTCTGCTTAGAGAGCAGAGCGACGGTCGAGAGGGATTGGGACTTCTTGACCATGCCGTCTGCGATCACGCGGGGCATCAGCACGGACGTGTTGGTTGTGTTGAAAATAGCCACAGTTGGCTCCTTCCGATAAATGAGAGGTTATTTCGAGCCGAACAGCTCCTGCGCGAAAGCGCGGCGAGCCGAATCAGCTTCGGAGACACTCGGGGTCGCCCCCTGCGTCGGGATCACAGGCACCGAAGGCCGTGCCTTCAACGCCTCCGCGAGCGCGGATGCGTGTGCGGCCAGTTCGTCCTTTGTTGCGCCGCGCAGCAGGTCGGCGGGTACTCCGGCTTCCTGTGCGACATCGTTGCGGATCTTGTCGAGCGCGGCCTTGGCGTCGATCTGAGCTAGACGGGCCTCGGCGTCGGCGAGCTTGCTCGCTGCGGCCTTTAGGTCGTTGTAGTCGGCGTACTTTTCGCGCTCGCGCGCGAGGCGTGCGCCGATGACCTTATCCAGATCTTCCTGCGTCGTGATCGGCGTGAAGGTATGACGGTCACCGGCTGCGGCCTGGGTGTCGGCTGCTTCCGTTGTGGCCGCTTCGGTGGTGGCTGCGTTGGTGTCGGTGGTGTGCATGGTGTCTCCTGTTTGTCCGTACTTGTGCGGCGCCCGTCGGCGCTCATGGTTCCGCGATTTGCCCCTCGCGTAGGGGAAACTCAGTTGCCGTCAGATGCTTCTTCTGCCGGCTTTTTGTGCCCGCCGGATCGCTTGCGCGTGTCCCCCTCGAACTCGCCAGCGTCGTACCGCCTCTTGATCGCCTCCGGGTCATATCCCGCGATGTTCGCAGGCGCGCTGGCCCATGAGGGGACGACCTGGCAGTCGCAATGGGCGTGGTATCTGTCGAACGCGCCAGCGGACTTTTCCGAGGCGTAGATCCAGCCACGCGAGGCGAGCATCATGCAGAAAGTGCAGGTGACTGCTCCGGTCGGGACGCGGGCGAAACGCACCCTCGCGGGATCCTTCGTCGCGGCGTGTGAGACCGTCTGGCGCGCCGAGTTTTTCACCCAGCTCTCCGTCGAATCAGACAGCGCCTCCAGCGAGGCCTCAGCGTCCCCGGCGCGCGCCAACGGGTTCAGCGCACTGCGGATCCGGGCATGCACCACCTCGATACGAGGCAACGGCGCAGGCTTGGGCGTATAGTCACCGCGAGCGCCTGCAGCTCGTCGCAGACGGTCGTACCACTCCACGGCGAGTTGCCCGCCGACGCTGCCGTATGCCTGCACGAGCTGGGGTAGGAAATCCTCCAGCGCTTCGCGGCATGCGACGACGTCTGTCGTATCGAGCGTTTTCCAGAAGCGCTCTAGGTCGCGTCGGGCTAAGCGGGCGCACTGCTTCTGGGCTTTGGCGAACTGCGTGATCTCTTTCCTGGTGCTTGACACGCGGTTCGCCCCCCCTTCGCCGTTACTTCGCGTCGAGGCCTTCTGGGCCTGCGAGACGTTCGAGGAGTGATGCTGCCTTGCCGGGTGCGTTTTCTGCTCGGACCTGCTCGATCTCGGCCTGCGTGAAGCCGGCGCGGCGCAGGCCGACTGTCGTTGTCGCGACGTCGGGCAGCGCGGATGCGATCTTGGCGATCACGTCAGCGCTTGCCTGCGGGCTCACGTACCTGGTTGGCGTGTAGTTGATCGCCATACCCCAGGACTCCTCTGGCGGTGCCGTGAGTCGGTCGCGGATCATGAGGACGTCCTGGAGGAGACGACGCAGCGCGGGCGTGAAGATCCTCCACTGGTAATCTGCCTCGTCAGACAGCTGATATTCAGCGGCCTGCATGGCCTCAGCCGATGCCGGGTTGTCACCGAAGATACCGACCGTGCTCATCGGCAGGCTCGTTGCAGCGCAGAAATTCTGCGCGAGCTGACGATACATCGCCAGATGCGGCTCCATCGACAACTGCGTGAACTGGCCAACCGAAGGCGTCGAGCCTTCCTCGTTGACCGTCAGCGCGAGCAGGCGACCCGTTATCGCCGACCACCGCTCCATACCTGTAAACGCATCCTCGGACGCACCGAGGACATACCGCTGCGGACTAGAGAAGAACTCCGCGCCCGTCTCGGCACGCATCAGCGTGCGCACCGCAGCGTCCGTCAGATACCGGACCTCTGTCGTAATCCGCGAGCGCCCGAACGGCCGTCCGAGCTGCGGGTCATACACCAGAGGTTCGACTAGGACACGGCCCGTCGGATTCTCCATCCGTTCCATGTGCCAGGCCGCAGAGCCGGTCTGGCGCGAGAAATGAATGATGAACTTGCGCGTGTACATCGTCGCGCCCGTGATCGTGTTCTCGTACTGCTCCGTGCCCTCAGCGGTCGATGCTTCCAGCGCGAGCGCGGCCTCCAGCGTGCGCGTGCGCTGATCCCACAGCGCGGTTGTCCACTTCGCATCGCGAGCCTGGATCATGACGGGCGGCTCTCCGCGCGTCACGTCACCAGCGGCGACAGTCAGGAAAGCCACCGAGTGCTTGTAGGCGCTCGTGATCGCCTGCGCGAGCTCCGTCTCGAACTCGTTGCGGGCCAGCAGCCCGCCCAGGTCGTATGTGTCGGTCAGCCCGCCGACTGTATAACCCTCGAAAACATGCTTCCTAGCGAGAGCTTGCACGGCCTTCTGCGGCCAGCCGAGAGCGGCGCGCGTGCGCTGCATCTGCGGCGGGATCGAAATGCCTAGATCTTGGAAAGCGCGATGTCCCTCGTAGTACACGTCAAGCAGCGTGTTCTTCGTCTGCTTCGCCGTGATCCGGTCCTGCATGAGGCGCAGCTGGCTCTTCTCAGAGTCGCTCAGCCCCGGCAGCGCCGGGATCCTCATCAGACTCATAGGACGATCGCCCTCCTCCCGGCTTTCCCTTTAGGCCTACGTCTCGTGGTCTTGGCCGCGTGCAACGCCGCCGATACAGCCTCTAGCGGTGTCTCGTCCCCGTCTGGGGTCGAGGCCGACCACCCGTAAGCACCGTCGCGTCGACGGATCTGCCGATCCACGACAGCCACCGAAGCATTGAGCGCGTCCTCCGGCTCTCCTGCCGGATGCGTGACCTGACCCGCGCGCAGGCCCTCAAAGAGCAGCCCGCACGCCTCGAAATACTCACCCGTCGTCATGACGTGGACGAGCCGCTTCGGCACTCCCCGCATGTCCAGCGCATCCGACAAAGCCGCAGCGCCAGCACCGCCGAGAAGATTGATCTGCGCCGTCCTGTCAACGCGCTCGGCAAGCCATTCGGCGAGCGCCGAAACGCCCGCAGCGGTCGACCCCGTATATGTATCGATCGCGTTCACGTGGAAGCGCGCGGACGCCCCCTTGCCTTCCTTCATCGCGCCCGCGAGCGCCATGCGTTTCCCGTCGGCACTGAACGACACACCGAACGAGCGGATACCATCCTCGGGCGCGTCCGCGACCGTCGCATCCCACGTCGCGGGGTCGATCGCACGCGAGGCCCCAGCGTTCGCCGGCCACATCCCGAGGCGCTCACGCTTGAAGCCCTCGTCGCTGAGCGTACGCCGCTCGTTCTCGACGAAAGCGATCTTCATACGTCCCGCCGTGATCGCGGGATTCGTCTCGATCCACACGCCCTTATCGTCGAGGCTGACCGGCCCGTCCGGGTCCGCTGACCATTCATGCCAGCACATCGGCCCTGGATGCTCCGAGAGGCCCTGCGCGCGCTGGCGCGTGAACACGGCGCCCGATGCGTTCGGCCCCGGCGGCGTGCCCGTGTAGAGGATCTGCGAGTTACCGAGGTCGCCCGCCGAGCCCGTCGATAGCATGGCCTCGATAGCGTCCTCAGTCAGCTCCTGCGCCTCATCAAACACGATCACATCGGCTGTGAAGCCACGGCCTGACGACTTCGAGCGCGCGATGACTCGCAGCTCTGCGCCGTTTTCGAGCGTTATTGACTCCTGCCCGTTGACGTTACGGACATTCGTCACGAGCCTGTTCAGCTCAGGGAAGTCCGCCGACTCGTCGTTCGCCTTCTTCCCGAAAAATTGCTTGAAGCGCCGGTAATGCGCTTGCGCTGTCTTGACCTCGTGCGCTGAGTGAAGGATCTTCTCTCCGAGGAGCACCATGCCGAAAAGCTCTCGGATCTCCAGGAGCGCATTCTTGCCATTCTGGCGAGGAACGGACAGGCCGCAGGTCATGTGCTTCCACTCGTCCTTCGCGGACGCTGCCAGCCAGTCCTCTAGGACGAGATTCTGCCATGGGTCAGGTGTTAGCCCGAAGTTCGCGGCGAACTCTCCGGCGAGGTCACCGAAAGTCTTTGCGCGACGCTTAGCGGCGACCCGCACCCGAGGCTTTTGACCGTCGCCGTGCGAGCTGGTCCTGGAAGTTGACAACGTTGTCTCCCTCCTCCTTCGACTCAACCACGACAACCGGGCCGGCCAGCTCAGAAATCAACGCACGAGCCTCACGAATCAACGGCGCCCGCTTATCAAATTCCGCATGCTCAATCGACTGCAACGTCGCGTCCAGCAACTTCGTGCGCTGAGCGCGAGCATCAAAGGCCGGAACCACAGGCTCCTTCTTCGCCGCGGCCTTCTTCACCGGAGTCTTACGCCCGCGAGCGCTCGACGTCTTCGCCTTCTTCTCAGCCAATTCCAACCCCCCTGCTCTCGGGCAAAACCGCCGAAAACGCCTACCTTCTAGCCCACATGCCCCATACACGCGCCAGGCGAGCCGCCCCTAAACGAACACCCCCGACCGCCATTTTTCCGCGACATCCCCTGAAATAACGGGGGGGTATGGCGCTAAGCGTACCGGGGGCTACTGGTAGGCGGGGGGAGGGGTAATCCCCCACGCCGGACGACTGAATCTTTCACCAGTCTACGTCGACGGAGGCCGCTCTGCGAGGCTTGGCCTTCGGGCGCGTCCCATCTCCGCGAGACTGATTGCACCTGCGGCAAAGGACTCGACCATTTTCGAGCGTATTCTTTCCTCCCCAACGGACCGGCAGGATGTGATCTGGCTCGGCGCTGTTCGGCTGCAGGCCGCGCGTGTAGTCCAGACGAACGCCGCAGTGTGGACACTGCGCGATGCCTGCATCACGAGCGGCGACCAGCACTCGCTTGCGCCAGTGCTTGTACTGCGCGGTGCCTGTACGTGAGGTCGCCACGTCCGACCACCTCCCAGGTATGCGGAGACCCCCAGCTCCACCGAGGCCGAGAAGAGCGGGGGTCAGCACATGTGCGCGGATGCCGTATAAGGCAGAAGCCCCATCGCTTACGCGCGGGGCCACGTTAGCAAAATACACCGTGACACCCTCACGCGCAAGCGACACGCTCTACGAGCGGGTCAAGTGCTGGAGAGCGAGAGCTTCAATATCCCCCACCCTATACAGGCGGATGCCCCCCTCCCTCAATGCCGGGGCCACCCTCCCCCTTTGCTGCCACTTTCGGACAGTTGAGTCCTTGACCTGCACGCCTGCCAGGATCTCCGCGACGCGGGTCGCCCGCGTGCGAGGCAGCAGAGACTCCCGCGCTTTCATGAGGAGTCGGTCCCAGGCGTCGGCGACCTGCTCGACCGAGTTGCACTCCCTGCATGTCGTCGTCTCCTCATCGGGGTCGCGGACCAAGAGGTCTGCCCCGCAGGAGCTGCACTCTCCGACGAACACAAGGCGCTGCCGACCAGTGGACGCGAGCCTCTCCAGTCGCGCCACCGAGTACAAGACCTCATCTGCGCACTGCGCCGCCTCGGGCCAACGCCGCAACTTATCCTCATGAGTCTTGAACACTTCCGCCACGCCCCGCCAATTCCCCTCCTTCCCCCAGTAGAACGGACCCATCACGTGCGAGAGGAGGAGCGTTGCCCAGGTGAGAATCGCGTCGCACATCTCGTCAACCTCGATCATCAACGCCAGGTTGAGCGGCGCCCGCGACGACGGGACGCCCGCGCCGCCGACCTGCTCACCCGTACGCATGCCGTGCGACTCAACATAAGCGAGATCGCTCATCAGCCCCGGCACCGACGCGGTCGCCACACGCACACGGGCAGCGCCACCGCGAGACAGAAACTCTCCATCAATGAGATGCTCACCCGTCACCGGACACACCCGGCGGTCGTCATGCTCAGTCATTTCAACCCTTCCACCCATGAGGCGAGCTGATCGCGTGTGCACTCAATGAGTCCGCGCCGCGCGAGCATCGAGCCTCCGCCGTCATGCATAAAGACGGTCACTTCTTCCTTGCCGGGGACCATGACCTCAGCACAGATCATCCAGGCCCCGGTCACTGCCTGCTCTCCATGTCCTGCCTGGACCAGTGCCGAGAGAGCATCTTCTACCTTGCCCCTCAGCTCTTCCTTCTCCTGGCTCATTACCTTCTTCTCCTTCTACGGTTCCGCTTCCGTGATTGCTGCTGAGGTGTGCGCGGGTGCCCGGCCTGGCCCTTCCCGGCCTGGCCCTTCCCGGCCTGGCCCGTGCCTGCCCTTCCCTGGCCTGCCCGTCCCGTCCCGTCCCGACCCGACCCGAGAGTATTCGACCTGATACCCTTCGACGTCGAACCGGAGTTCGGACTCGAGTCCGAACTAGGTCGAATACGCGGACCCTCGGACGCGCGTCTCTCGGACGCGCCGGGGTCACGCACAGCAGCCTCTGCAGGGCCGCTGGAGCCGCGCCCGGGGTCAACAGGCACCCCGGACCCTCGGCCCGGGAGAACGTCCCTCGTGGGCGTCTCTGAGGCGGGGTCAACGGGCGCACCCGGATCCACGGACGGCGCGGCATCGTATCCGTACCTTGTCAGGAATTCAGCCGACCACACCCCGTAATAGGGCGTGGACGGGACAGGACGCAGCGGCGAGGCCGCGTCGAATGCCTCCCGCGCGTGCCCGCGCGAGGAATTGCACTCGTGGCAAGCGACCACGAGCCCCTCGACCGGGGCGTCCCCCAGCGAGTCAGGGTCCACGTGATCGAGCGTGCCAAGGTTGTACCCGGTCGGGCCGGTCCAACGCACAATCTTTCCGCAGTAACGGCACTGATCGCCGTCCCTGTAGATGACCGCAGCTTTCTTATCCTTGTCGCGGTTTTCCCGCGACCGTGCGCGGCGACGCATAACCTCCTCACGAGGCTGAATGTGAATGAATTCCTCATCCGTGAACAAGCGCAACTTGCGCGCCCCGTCCACCTCAACCCACGTGAGCAGCTCTGCGGCCACCGCCGCATCGATGAGGCGCACAACCCGCGAGCGCTCGCCGTCGCGGAAGCACGCGCCCCTCTCGATAATTCCGTCTGTCAAGTGCTTGGCCGAGTAGGTCGCGAGAGCCATGAGGAAGCCGAACATCTCGATGATCGAGATGTCCTCCGCTCCCTCGACGTCGTACAGCGCCATGAGCTTAGGGTGGCTCAGCGCTTCATCGCCGACTCGGACCCAGGCCATTACTCACCCTCCTTCATACTTGGTGTCTTGATCTCCGACTGTTCCCAGTAGTCCTCCGGGAACAAGTCCCGGGGCCGGAACTCCGGGAAGTTTCTGCGCATCCAGTCGCGCTCGGTTTTCCGCTGGTACTCAGCCTCAAACCGCCGAAAACACGGCCTGCAGCGCGCGTGCCCTGCAGCGAGAACCTCACCGCAGTCAGGGCAGTGCCGCTCCATCAGAACGGCGGCTCAACCGACGACGACCCGCCAGGCTCACCCCACGGATCATGCTGACCCGCATCAAGCGACGCCGACGGCGCCCACCCGCCCCCACCAGCACCAGACGCAGACCCCGACGCAGCACCCGAGCCGAAGCCCCCCGCGCTCGCGGGCTGTACCTGGTTGCGGGTGACCTGCGCGCGTGCGCGGCGCAGGGAGGGGCCGACCTCGTCGACCTGCAGCTCAACGACCGTGCGACGTTCACCCTGCTGGGTGTCGTACGAGCGCTGGGTGAGGCGACCCTGAACGATGACGCGCATGCCCTTGCGCAGCGACTCGGCGACGTTCTCCGCGGTATCGCGCCACACGGAGCAGCGCATGAAGAGGGTGTCGCCGTCGCGCCACTCGCCGGCGTTACGGTCGTAGGTTCGGGGGGTGGAGGCCACCGTGAAATCGGCGACCGCGGCGCCGGACTGCGTCCACCGCAGCTCGGGGTCAGCGGTCAGGTTACCGATGACAGTGATGACGGTATCTCCGGCCATTACTTACTCTCTTTCGTGTCCGTGTCCGCGTAAACAAGTACGCGGACCTCATACATTGGGACGCCGAACCGCTTCGCAGCGAGGCGGTCCGCGATTACGGTGTGCGGCCCATCGAGGAAGCGGTCCGCGTCATCAGGCAACAGGCCTGCGTCGATCAGCCCATCCATGAGGGCCTTCACCGTCGGAGCGAGATTGCTGCGATCACGCCGCCGACGATCCGGATAGGCGAACTCGACCTCGACGCGCGCATGCGTCAGCCCGAGGCACGCGACGCCCTCACCCTCCCGACCGAGTAGGTATCCCCACTGTCGTAGCTGCTTCGTGAACCGCGCACGCACGGCCCAGTGCGGCTTATCGTTGGCGGTAATGAGCTTGCTGCGAGTCAGCGGCAGGACACGCGACTCCCACACCAGCGGCGCGCTCATCCCAGATCCTCCTCAGTCAGCTGCTCGCCCCGCTTCGTGTACCAGGCTGTGAAGTCCTCTGCGAGGCGGTTTGACAGACGCATACTGCCCGGGCGAGCGACGATCATGTCCCCCTCAAGCGCCCATATTGTGTAGGTGTGCTCGACGAGCATCACCCGCCCGTCCGGCGTGAAGCCGCAACGCTTGCGCGCGCGGCGGGCGATCTCGTCCGCGTTATCACGAGTCAGCCGGACCGCGCGGACGAGCGCGCGCTCCTGAAACTCCTTGACACCGGGGATATCCTTCAGCGGGTCGAGGTTACTCATGCTGCCTCCTTAAGGGCGATCTTGGTGAGCTGGTAGATAGCTGCTGCGCCCTGCTGCGGGACGACTCCATTCCCGAGAAGCCTGAGCTGCTGCTCGCGCGTCAGCCCTAGGTCCTCTCCGGTCACGTGACCGTCCTCCAATCCCATTAGCCACTCGACGAAACGAGTCGAGAGCCGCGAGCGCCCCCCCTCGCGCGTCGGCGGGACAGTCGGAGCCGGAGCCGGACGACCGAGCACCTGCTCCCAGCGTGCGATCGCGGGCGCGTACACCCCGTAGTCGGGGTGCTCAATGCGTGACGACTTCTCCGACGGTCTCCCTGACGCGCGGGGCAGGCCCATCTCCGAGTCCCCCGCCCGCTGAGTCGGCAGCAGCTCGCGAGCTACCTCGTGCAGGTTCGCGCCGTAGCCGGTCGAGGAGGCCGTCGCGTTCGTCGCCTGCGGTGTCGGCAGGAGACCTCCCGTTGTCAGCAGGGCGTTCTCGACGAGGATCGCCAGGTCAGTCACCCGCTCGCGCCCGGGCTTCTTCCGCAGGTGAGCCTCTGGCGAGTTGCCCGAGGGCTGCGCGACTGGGGTCGGTAGTATTTGCGCCGCCTGTGTCAGGCTCATGCCCGTGCCCTCCTGGTGCCTACCGGCCTTGTGGTCCGACGCGGTCGGCGTCGGCATCAGAGGGCTAGGTGCTCTATCTGATCCGCGAGACTCACGGAGTGGCCTCCCTCTCGACGCTTCTGCGGAGGCTGCGAGCCCCCGCAGCTCCCAAGGTTCGCCTGCGGGGTGGCCAGTAATGAACAGCCGCTCTCGCTGGTGAGGGGCACCGACGTCGGAAGCGCGTACAAGACACCATTGCGCGTCATACCCGATTGATGCCATGTCCCCGACCACACGGCCGGCAGCCCTGAGAGCAGGTCCAGCTGCTCTGTCTCCCAGCAGTCCCTCCTCTTGTTCCACCAAACTGTAGGCTCCACTTGTTAACGCTCCTCGCACGTTTTCCCACACCACCAGACGCGGACGCAGCGTCTTGACAGCCTCGAACATCGACTCCCAGAGGCCCGACCTCGTCCCCGAGGCCATGCCCGCACGGCGACCAGCGAGGCTCAGATCCTGACAGGGCGAGCCGCCGCAGATAACGTCGACCGGCTCGACTTCCGACCAATCAGCCTGCGTGATGTCCCCGAGATTCGGCACGCCCGGCCAGCGAACCTCAGCAAGACGGCACGGCCCCGGCTCGACGTCGCTCGTCCAAGCGACCCGGGCACCCGGATCAAGCGCCATACGCACGGCCATATCCAGCCCGCCGTATCCAGTAAAGAGACTCCCGATAGTCGTCATTGCGGGTTTACCTCTTCCCTGGCCCACATCCTGTAGTAGGGGTTCTCGAATTCGTGCTCCCCGCGCGGGTTCGCGATCTCCAAGAGGACATCCGCATGACACGGCTGATCAGCAGGACACCAGCACGCGAGATCTAGGCCCCAGAGGTTCCGCGCCGCACACCCAGCGACGAACCGCCCCTCTGACGTGTGCCTGATCCACTCACGAAACTTCTCGACAGCCTCCGCAGGAGACTCGACAACAAAGGGGCCACCATATTTAAGCTCAAACGGCGACCGCGCAACCCAGAACGGATTGCCGTATAGGCTTCCCCGCCCTACATACTTCGTGTGCGCCGGCATCTTCCACCCGCGAGTACGGCGGCGCTGAATCCTAATCGGGAGCCTCATCGCTGCTCCTCAGCCCAGACACCGACCTCCGCCAGCTCCGCAGGCGTGTAACCGCGCGCGCGGGTGAAGTCGATGATCGTCTCGGCGCAGCGCGCGTGCGTGAGTGTGGCGATCGCCGTCACTTCGTTCTCCGCGTCGATCGTCACTCTGGCGTTCGAGCCGTTCGGAGCGAGCGTGTCTCGGCACACGGGGCAGCGGCGGTAGGACCGTGCGCGACGGACTGCCTTAATCTCGATCACTTGTCGTCTCCATCAACATCGGTCAGGTCGTAGATGTGGACCCCGCAGGCGGGGCATCGGCGGAGTGTGTGCGGCGCCTGCGGCTCCTTGACGGCGTCGTCACGCTTGGCGACTTTGCCCGTGATCTGGACGAGCCTGAGACCGTGCAGGACTGTGTGGGTGAGGCCGGAGCGGATGATGAGGCCGCGGCGCTCGACTTCCTCGACGAACGCTGCGGATGCCGTCGCGACGAGGTGCTGCACGGGGAGATGCTGGTCAGTAATCTCCCACTCGATACTTAGGAGTCCTGCGGTGCTCATTCTCCCGCCTCCTTGGTCGAGATCCTGGTGCCCTGTGCGACGTTGACGAGCTTGTCGACGGGGTCGCCGACCAGGAGTCGGATCTCGAGGGTCTCGGCGTCGTTGCCGGCGTATATGTCTGCGATGGTGACGGCTGCGTCGGCGAGCTCGGCGGCGGCGACGGTGACCGCGGTCTGCAGTTCCTCGATACGGTCGAGGAGATAAGCCATATCGACGGCAGCGTTTTGCTCGAATGCTGCGGCCGCTCGCGCACACTTCTGAGCGGCAATCCGGGGGTCCAGCTCCGCGTAGCTTCTGCCCGCGAATTCAACGGCTGCGAGGCGGTCCTTGATCTCGTTGATTGTGGTCATTGGGGTATCTCTTTCTCTAGGGGTGTTTTGCCCTGCGCTGTCGTTGCGCGGGTCTCGTGCCCGCCCGGGACTTGCACCCGGGGGTCTGCTGGTCGGGCTGCGCGGTCTTACTGCCGGTCCCGCCTTGTTTTCTTGGTGGCGGGTGGCCTCCCCGTGGCCGCGCTCATCGGGGAGCAGACGGGGGCACTAATCGACGTCGTCGACGTACTCGTACTCTCCGTTGTTGAGCTTTTCGCAGGCTTCCTGAGCCTTATCGACGATCTCCTGGTAGACGTCCCGCTTTGCGCTGATCGCTTCGCGAGCGAGGCGGCGCGCGTTCACATCGTGCAGCTTCTGTGTGAGCTCCAGATCCTCATCCGCAGCGAGGACAGCCTCCTGCGCGTCCCAGCGGATTAGCTTTGCCTGCTCGATGTCGAGGTATACGGCGACGTGTGCGCCCTTCATTCGTCGACCTCCGTCTCGGTGCCGACTCCATCCGTCGACTCGACAGCTGCGCTCCCTGCGCCCGCGTCGGCCTGCGGATCCGGGGCCCCGTCCCCAGGCATGCGGGGTTCCAGGTCGGGGACGATGATCTCCCCGGTCGTCGGGTCGATCCTGTAGTCCTTGCCGAACACTTCTTCCAACGTCACCTGTAGGTCGAGGGGCAGCATCTGCCTCCCCTCGCGTGCCTCTATGGCCCGCAGATATAGGCGCTCGGCCGCCTTTACGTCGTCAGGCGCGATCTTCTCCAAGCGGATAACCCAGATCGTCGCCTCTTGCGCCTGTGTCTCCGTGTCCACCGTGATCTGCGAGCAATCACAGATCACTAGGGCCATCTGCCGCCTGCGGGGTTCCCGCAGGGCCAACCTGGCCACAGCCGACAGTCCATCCCCCTGCCCCTTCGAGAGTCCGTTTTTCAACTTCGTCATTGCCCCTTCTCCTTCTCGGCCTCCGTCATTGCGATGACCTCAACTGATGCCCGCATGGCGTCGGCCATCAGCGCGGTGCTGCGGGCAAGAGCCCCGGTACTCTGCAAGCCCTGATTGCCCTTCTCACCCAGGATCGCGATCGTCAGAGCGTTGCCGACCCTGAGGTAAGCGTCCGCGAGCGCGCGCTCCCCTCTGTTGGTGGGCTCGCCGATTTCTGCTGTCTTGTCTGAGAGCAGTGCATTGAAGGCTGCGGTGCCGGCGCGCTCTGCGAGCAGGACTGCTGCGATTGCTGCGTCGACCTGGTTAAGTTCGACAGTGATCGTGTTCTTGGACCTCACAGTCCTTCTCCTTTCTTAGTTGTGGGTGTTAGCGATGGGCGGCATGCCGGGCACCGTCGCGGCGATCCGCTTCGCTATGGCTTCGCGCTCGTCGTCTGCGACCAGGGCCTCGTCCAGCGCGTCGATGATCTTCTCCATCTGGGCGTGCTCACTGCTGAGCACGGTTTTCGCGGCTTTGATAGCGACGTCAGTGTGGAGCCTCTCGACTTCCTCGTGGTCGATCTCAGCGTGAAGGCTTTCCTCCTTGAGGAAGTTGCGCAGCCACCCGAGGTCGTCGAGCGCGAGGGTGAGTGTCACCGGGTTTGCGAGGTGCTTTGCGCTCATCGGGCGGTCTCCTCGTCGTGCTTACGGCCTTCGAGCAGGCCGAGGATGACGAGGGCGACGCCGATTCCGAAGGCGATGATTCCGCCAGCGAGGAAGATCCCGTCAGCGGTCGCGCCGGTTTTGGCAAGGCGCTCCTGCGGGGCCGGAGCAGTAGCCGGCGCGGACTCAGGCGTCGGTGTGGGCTTCACCGTGTCCGGCGTCGGATCGGTCGTAGGAGTAGGCGTGGGTGTCGGCGCAGACTGCGGCTCATCCGAGGGAGTCGGAACCGGGGCCGGGGTCGGCTTCGGCTTGGTCTTGCCGTCGCCGTCGGTGCCGCCCGATGTCTTGAGCGTCGCGGTTGCCTCCAAAGACGCGCCGTTGATGGTCGCGCGGTTGGTGTAGGTGTCCTGGCCCTCGACGTGCGGGGTCGCCGCAGGGTAGACGACGCAGACCAGCGAGCCTACGGGCGGCGTGAACGTCAGCGTGTGCGCATCCTCGTCGAGCGTGCCGTCTGTCCAGGTCGTAGTCGCAGGATCCCAGGTCGGGCCGGACGAGCACTTCACAGCCTTCGGCAGCTTGTTGGTCTCGTCCGTCAGCGTGTAGGTCTTGCCGTCCTCAATGCTCCACTTGATGCCCCAGCCGATCGACTTGTCCGCATTGGTCCACCCGAACTTAATCGTCTCTGGAGCCGCGTACTCGAAGTGCGCGGGCGACGAGCAATCGTTCGTGCAGGTGCCCGAGCCGTCACGGTCGCCCCAGACGAGCGTGCGAGTCACCTCGCCGTTAACGACGATCTGCGTGTCCTCGGTGCCGACTGCGGCGTCCGAGAGACGCGCACGGGCATTGAACGTCCCGGTCACGTCGGTCTTGTCAGCGTAGGACGCGGGGACTTCGTCGACCATGCAGGTCAGTGTTGCTTCGTTGGCCTCGCAGTTGCCGATCTTGGTCCCGTCGTCGAGGACGAAGGGAAAACTGGCCTGCCACTTGAAGCCGCCGTCCTTGCTGGCGACAGTGAACGACTGCCCGGCCACGAGCTTCTGCGTGGCCCAGGTGCCCTCGACGACGACCTCAGACGACGTCTGACGGGAGGACGAGGTCGCCTTCGTGACCTTCGCGGTCATGGTCGGCGCGGCCTCGTCGACTGCGTATGCGGCACCGTAGGGCAGCGCCAAGGCTGCGAGGGTGAGGACGGCTCCTGCTGCCCAGAACTTCTTGCTCATTGTTTTCCTTCGTTTCTTGTTTGTGGGTGATGACTGTCAGGCGGTGCGACGAGGTCTCATCGGCGCGAGCGCCGACCGTGAGGGCTTGACCTCGACCGGGTAGTGAGCGGCGCTGGCGCAGGCCTCCACGACCATGTGATGGACACGCTCATCTGTGTGAGGGCGGTTCGAGTAGAGGATGTGAGCGCGGGCGATCGCGCGCGTGATCTCGACATCGAGCGGCGGCTTCTCCAACATCAGGCCCGCACCTCCAGGCTCGGCTCATCGAGCCGCAGCACCTCGAGTGTCACGTGGACCTGCTGACGGTCGAGATCAACCGCGATCTTCGGTGTGTCGAGCGCAACACATCCGTTTAGCTCCGCCTCCATCACGACGTCTTGAATCGCCAAGCACATGACGTGTGGCAGCGGCGCGTCTCCGTCCACGTCGTAGTATGCGAAGTCGACGTGACGCTCGAGGAGCGTCGTGCCCTTCTGTCTGGCCTTCGATGCAGAGCGCTGCATGCGGGCGGCGATCTCCTCGATAGAGGCGGCGCGCGATGCACCTCGGACCGAGATCCAGGTGAGCAGGCCGCATCCGACGAAGAGGAGGACAATGACAACGAAGATGACCGAGGCGTTCACAGTCGCCCTTCCTTCCAGTCAGCGCGGATCAGGACCACCGCGAGCGCGAGGAGGCCTAGTGCAGGCCAGAAGGTCCACTCGGGGAGGCCGGTGGGGTTGTCGAGGCCGCGCATCGCGAAACCGAGGGTGAGGGCGGCGGCGAGTGAGGCGCCTGCGATGAGGGTTCGCCAGGGCCGCAGGTGGCGGCGGCGTGTGGTAGTCTTGTTCACGGAATCTTCCTTCTTTCTCTAGGGGTTCTGCCGCTCCCAGCGCTTCTACCGCTGGGAGCTCTTCTTTTCGGCGAGGCCGGAGCCGAGGCTCTGGCACTGGCGGTTGAGGTCGTCGCCGTTGTATCGGACGGAGCGCCCGATCTTGATCGCGGCGACCTTGCCCTCGACTCCGAGGCGCTCGACGGTTGAGCGGGAGAGGCTGAGGGTTTCCTGAACCTGCTGGGCTGAGTACCAGCGGTTCGGGGCGAACGGCGTGGGCGCGCTCACGACTGCTCGTCCTCGTCGTAGATGCTGTCGTGTGATGCCTGGAGGATTACGACGCCGGACTGCTTGTCCTGGATTGCGAAGCCGCTCGGCTTCTGCGGTTCGACGTTGGCGCGGGACTCCGCTTGTTTGACAAGTTCGGAGGGCTGTACTTCGAGGGCGGCGGCAAAGGCGCACAGGTCTTCGACGCTGATACGTCGCGAGCGGTACCTGACCTTCCGGAGCACTCCGCTGTAGGAGAGGCCGGACTTCTTGCTGAGCTGCAGGAGCGAGATCCCGCGTGCTTCTGCGGAGGCTCCGATCACATCAGCTATCCCGATTGGTATATATTCCATACCGCATAACCTATGCCAATTGGCAACACTTGTCAACTCAACTTGCATGCGCATGTTGCCACTTGGCATACTTACCGCATGGGAACGGCGACTCGTTATGTTGAGTTGGTGGCGTGCATCCTGCGCGAACTTGCTGATTGCAGGGGCCTCAGCGGGGCTGAGATTGCGCGCCGCAGCGGCGTGTCTCAGGCGCAAATCTCGCGCATATTTACCGGAAAACGGACCATCAGTGTAGATCACGTCCTGGCTGTTGCAGAGGTTCTCGGCGTGCGCGGATCTGACGTCTTTGCCGAGGCTGAGCGTCGATTCATCTCAGAGCAAGCAGTCGCACAGGCTGATAATTAGCCCGCGCGGATTACAACCGCGCCCGCCCTCATCCTGCGAGCTGTAGGCTGTCCATATAGACAGGCCTCACTCAAAGGAGAAGTCATGCACCGTCCCAAAGGCGCTTTCCGGCTCTACTCATCCGATCCTGCCGAGATCATCTGCACCGATACTGAGCTGCTATATGACTCGAAGCGGCGCGGAGAGCCAATTCAGCGAATCCCCCTAACTGATGTCGTCAGCGTCGAGGTTGAGGACGGCGAAGCAGCGCAGGCGCGCGTGACTGCGACGCGCCTTGTCGCGCTCGGCATCTTCGCGTTCGCCGCGAAGAAGAAAAGCGGCGGCGACAAGTGGCTCATGATCGAGACGAAGCGCGCCGTGCTGACTCTCCACTTCGAGCGCAAAGCGGTTGACGGACTGATGCGCTTCGTTGCACACACCCGCGCCGCTGTGAAGGCTGCGCAGGCTCAGCTCGCGCCCGCAGTCCCTCCCGTACCTACCCGCTGGCCCGGCGCGCCTCAGCAGTCCGCCCCGAAGCCTGGTGGCTGGGGTCGCATATTCCGGTAAACCTTGTGGCGCTGTAGTGGCGAGTGAGAAACTGTGTGCCTACTTTCCGTTGCGATTAGGGGCCTCCGTTTCGATTCCCCCCATCTCCACCATCCCACCCCGGGCTTCCGTTGGAAGCCCGGGGTTTGTTTGCGTTTCGGGCGCTCCGCTTTGGCGTGAAGTGAGCCTAGGCGCCTGAGAGCCCTTCGCGCAGTTCTGCTAGTTCTTCGTCGAAGAATCCCGCCTTTTCTTCGTTGATCGCTGCGAGCCGCTCAATCCAGGCGACCGTGACCGCGCCGTATGCGACGAGCGACGAGACTGCGCCGTCAACGTCGGGGCCGTCGCACTCGAGCATCATGCGCAGGTATTCAACGACGTCACGGGCGTTACGCTGTTCGAGTTCTGCGATGGCGTCTTCAACAAACGATGTCACCGTGTCATTGTCCATGCGTTGACACTAGCTGGTGTGCTGTTGTGTCGCCTGGTGGCGCACGCGCGTCTTGCGCGAAACACTTGATACTCTCGTGTGTGGAGCGAGGATTCCCCCTGGGCTAGTTGTGAAATAATCAACCGTCAGAAGGCCCGGAAGCGGGCCTCGCTCCTTGTTTGTCTCGTTGTAGGGCATCTTCGTAGTCCGCGGGTTATAGGACAAAACGTGTTGGTTTTGTGGTGACTTTTCGGCTTTTTGGTGCGGAAAAATCGGTATTGAAGTTGGTGGGAGCCAACTTGAAGGATGGACAAAACGTGTTGGTTTTGTAGCGACTTTTCGGCTTGCTGGTGCGGGAAAATCCACATTGAAGGTGGTTGTTTCATCGTGGGGGTATGAATACCCCCAAATGCCCGGCGTGCGGGCCAGTGATGACCAGGTATGGGCACTCAGCGTCAGGGGCGCAGCGATGGCGCGCCTCCCTGTGCAATATCAGCCAGGTCAGCCGCATTAATTCCACGGCCAAGCATCTTGATGAGTTCGTGGCGTGGCTGCTGGGTCGGCGCCGTCAGGTGGATTTGCCTGGTGGGGGTCGCTCGTTTCGTAGGCGTTGTGAGCCGTTGTGGCAGTTATGGCCGTTCAGCCCGATCATCGATGAGGTTCATGAGGTCATCTTCGTCGACGGTATCCACCTGGGGCGAAACGCCGTGGTGCTCATCGCCCAAACACCCGATTGCGTGCTGGGTTGGTATGCGGCTAGGAGTGAGAATTCTCGGGCCTGGGGCGCGCTCATGAGCCGGATCGCGCCCCCGGCCTTGGTCGTCACTGACGGGGGCAGCGGGTTCGCGAGGGCGTGCAAGAAGGTCTGGCCCGCCACGCGCGTCCAGCGCTGTACCTTCCACGCGTATTGCCGTATCCGCCAAGCCACCACAACGCGCCCCAAACTGGAGGCCTCGCGTAGCTTGTACGCTCTGGGGCGCCAGCTCACGCACGTGCAAGACATCGATGGAGCCCAGGAATGGATAGGTGCCTACCAGGCCTGGTGCACGCGCTGGAAGGGCTTCCTGGAGGAGAAAACACGCAGACCTGACGGAGGGTGGGAATACACCCACGAACGTCT